GCGGGGTTGCCGCCGTGGAAGAGGGGGCAGGCATGAACGCACGAAGAGCAGAAATCAAACTGATTTTCGAGGGCGCGGACATTTCCGCGGACATTAACCGTTATCTTCTTTCCATGACCTACACGGACAACGAAGAGGACAAAACGGACGACTTGCAATTATCCATTGACGACCGCGAGTGGGTATGGCTGGGCGACTGGCTGAACACTCCGACCGCGGGGAAATCCGCGGAAATTGCCGCGGTCATTATTCAAAAGAATTGGGAATCGACCGGGAAAGACCGGGTGCTGGATTGCGGCGCATTTGAGGTTGACACGGTAGACGGGAGCGGCCCGCCTGCAAAAGTCACGATCAAGGCGACTTCCATTCCCTACAAAACAGCTTTGCGGACGCAGAAAAACACAAAGGCGTGGGAAAAGATCAAGCTTTCGGCGATTGCAAATGAAATTGCCGGAAAGAACGGGCTTGCCTGTCTGTTTGAATCATCGACAGACCCGTTTTACGACCGGAAAGAGCAAATGCAGGAATCCGACATCACTTTTTTACAGCGCCTTTGCAAAAATGCGGGAATATCGCTGAAAGTCACCGCAAAAATGATTGTCCTATTCGACGCGGCGGACTATGAGCAAAAAGACGCGATAACAACGATTAAGCGCGGCGCGGCG